TTATACATTTACAGTAAAAGCTAACGCATCTCAAGGCTCAAGTGCAGCATCCTCTGCCTCTAGCTCTATTACAGCAACTACAGTTCCAAACGCTCCAGCAGCACCTACTGCAACTGATTCTCCCTCAGGGCGTGCTTATAACAACGGCTCTGCATCTATTGCATTTACAGCCTCCGCAACTGGTGGTTCTGCAATCTCTTCTTATACAGTTATTTCTTCTCCTGGTTCTTTCACAGGAACTGGTTCTTCTTCTCCTATTGTTGTAACAGGACAGCAATCTGCAACTGGTTACACATACACAGTTACAGCAACAAACGCCAATGGAACATCAAGTGCTTCTACTGCCTCTGCTTCTGTGACCGCTACTACTGTTCCTGCTGCTCCTACTATTGGAACCGCTACAGTTACCAACTCAACAACTGTTTCAATTCCGTTTACTGCAGGTGCTACTGGTGGTTCAGCAATAACCAGTTACACCGCAACATCAAGCCCATCAGTTTCTCTTTCGGTATCAGGAACTTCAACTCCATTAACAGTTACAGGGACTTTTGCATCAGGTCAAGCCTATACTTTTACAATTTCAGCGGTAAATGCTAATGGAACATCTGTTGCATCTTCAGCATCTAACTCAATTACTCCATATTCTCTTCCTACTGTTTCTGGTGGAACACTTACTTCAGATGCTACCTATTACTACCGTACGTTTACTTCAACCAACACGTTATCGGTTTCTAACGCAAGCATTACAGCTGATATTTTGACCATCGCTGGAGGTGCTGGCGGTTACGATGGTTGGTATTTTAACAGTAAGGGCACAGTAACTTATATTAGAGGAAGTGGAGGAGGGGCGGGCGGCGTTGTGTACCAGGCTTCACAAACACTATCTACAGGAAGTTACACAGCCACAGTAGGTGGCGGAGGTGGGCGTAATAATCCTGGTAATAGTTCAACATTTGGCGCACTAACAACAGCACTACCAGGGGGTGGGCCTGGCAATTTTTCTAGTGGAACAAGCGGTACTTACGGTTCTGGTGGGGGCGGAATTCAGTTCTACCAAAATGGCACTTTTCTCCGCATGCCTACTAAAGGAACAAGCCCACAAGGAAACGATGGCGGTTCGGCAGGGTCAGCAAGCGGCACTACTGGTGCAGGCGGCGGTGGTGCGGGAGCCGTAGGAGGAGATTCAAGCGGAGCATCTTCGGGTGGCGCAGGTGGCGTTGGTACATCTGCGTACTCCTCATGGGGTAGCGCAACAAGTACAGGTCACAATGTTAGTGGAACATATTATTACGCTGGTGGTGGTGGTGGGGCAAACAGTGCAAGTGGGGGTAACGGCGGCGGTGGTAGTGGTGGTTCACAGAACGTAGGAGGAACTGCTGCAGCCAATAACACAGGCGGTGGTGGTGGTGGTGGGGGACAACCTACCGCTGCTAATACTACAATGGCTGGAGGCGCTGGAGGTAATGGTGTTATTATTGTTCGTTATACTCGTTCTCAGGTAGGTGGATAATGTCACATTGGGCAGAAATTGATAATGATGGAATTGTTTTACGTGTAATTGTGGGCGACAATAGTGAGCCTGACGAAGGTTATCGCATTATTACAGAAAATCTTGGTGGTACTTGGATTAAAACAAGTTACAATACTATAAAAGGAGTTCACACTTTAGGTGGTACGCCTTTTAGAGGAAACTATGCAAGCCCAGGCTATGTCTATGTTTCTGATATAGATATGTTTTTACCACAAAAACCTTTTCCTTCATGGGTTCCTGATTCTAAAAATTTTATTTGGAAAGCGCCTGTTGAAAAACCAGATTCTGGAATGTGGATGTGGGATGAGTCTGTAAGGAATTGGGTAGAGGGTGAATCGGGACCAATCGTTCAATAAAAACCGCTTAATTACTTCGGGGTTTCCCAGAAGTGGTAATGTTTTTTTAAATTACTCTTTTAAATGCTTGTATTACCCAGATAAAGAAGTGTCGCCTCAAACTCATGTTACAAACACATTTAAAGAAAATACTCATGTAATAACACCTATTAGGAATCCATTAGACTGTATTTCTTCTTGGAACCTATATCAAGAAAACTTTAACTATCCAAGAGACTTAAATAAAGACATTACTTATTATTTAAGGTTTTATTCTTATGTTTTAAATAACTTAACTAATATACTTTTACTTGACTTTAATGTTTTTAAAACAGACTTAGATTACATTACAAACAAAGTATTTAACTTTGTCAATATAAACCCTGTAAAAAAAGTTTCTTTAGAAGTAGTAAAGGATACAATGATAAAAGATAATAAAGTAGATAATTTGCCTAGAAATAACCAATTATTTTTGACTGAAATAAAAAATACACTTCAAGAAATTCCTCAGATTACGGAGTGTTTAAACCTGTACCTTGAATTAAAAGAAATGGAAAAAAAATGATTATTCAAATAATTGGTTTACCAGGCTCAGGAAAAACTACGTTAGCAAAAGTACTTGTTGACCGTATTAATGCTGTCCATTTAAATGCTGATTATGTGCGCTCTACTATTAACTCTGATTTAGGCTTTAGCCCAGAAGACCGCATTGAGCATGCCCGTCGTATGGGTGAGATGGCTCGTATGCTTTCAGGTCAAGGACTTACAGTTGTAGTGGACTTTATCTGCCCAACACAAACTACACGCACCGTTTTTGGTAAGCCAGATATTTGTATTTGGATGGACACTATTCAACAGGGGCGCTTTGAAGATACCAACAAGTTGTGGGAAGAACCTACAGAGTTTAACCACCGCTTTACCAGCTATGACAGTGAAACTCAAGCAAACCTTGTTATCGCTGTTAACGGTCTGCATGATTGGAAAACTCCAACTACTTTAATGCTAGGGCGCTATCAACCTTGGCATGAGGGGCACCACGCCCTTTATGATGAGGCGCAAAAGCGCACTGGTCAGGTAATGCTAGGAGTAAGAAACACCCAAGGCACAAGTGAGAAAGACCCACTGTCTTTTGATGAGGTCAAGCACTACATTAGTCAAGACCCACACATGAAAAACGCTATGGTGGTTAAGATGCCTAACATTACGAATATCGTCTACGGTAGAGACGTTGGATACAAGATTGAACAGGTGAAATTAGGTGATGAGATTGAAGCTATTAGCGCTACTCAAAAGCGTAAGGAGATGGGTATATGAAGCAGGAAAAGGTATTGGAGATGCTGAAGAAAGAATGTGGGCAACTCCTGTGAGTAGGGCGCCAATTATGTGGGTTTCCCACGGACGTTCTTTTGTTAAAGCGGTAACTTGGCGGTTAACGGGCACCTTTGATACATTTGTTTTAACTTACATTATTACTAAAAAGATTAAATTTGCCCTTGCTATCTCGGCAACTGAGGTTTTTACTAAGATTTTTCTTTACTACGTCCATGAGCGCATTTGGAATAAAGTTAACTGGGGCAGGGAATAGCGTCTAAGTAAATCCTTTATTTCTAGTATAGATAGGGGATAATCCTTACCATGCGTGGTTCAAAAGTACAAGGACGATTCAAAATTGACTTTGAAAATAAGTCAATGGAAGAAGGCGTTGTTGATGAACTCCGTGACCCAGTGGGTACGGAAGTTGATTGGTGGGCTTGGGACCCTGCAGCTTTAGCTGCTGATTACAACACCTGGGTAGACCCTATCTACGACGTCTCTAATCAAGAAGAGGGTCAAGGCCGTCGTTGGAATACCCCATTTAAAATGCCCGTAATTATGGCGCAACAACTTCGTGGTACCAATATTATGAACGAGCGCGGATTTTACGTTGTAGATACCCTGCGGTTAGTTGTTGCTGTAAATGACGTTAATCGTCTTCTTCCTGGGATGCTTACTGACCCCAATGCTCACATCAAAGACCGTGCCGTATTTCAGGGTGAAGTGTTTGTTCCTACCCGTGTCCTTCCTCGTGGGCGCTATTCTAATTTTTATTCAGTAATAACTATTGACATGAACCTTGTAAACTCTGAAGAACTTGTGAACGACCCCCAGTTCCAGGCCTACGCAAACTAAGGAGATAAACCATGACAGATGAAACCTTTGAACCAGAGCTTGATTTAGACCTTTTTGATGAAAAACTTAAAGCTGAAGTTGAACTATCTGAAGACTATAATTTAGAGGAAGACGAACTGGAAGAGGATACCGATGAAGAAGACTACAGCGAAGAAGACGACGCCGAATAAAGGCAAAGTTGAAAAAGTAATGTCAGAGTACAAGTCTGGCAAACTTCATTCAGGTAAACCTGGTCCTGGTAAAGGTCCAACAGTTAAATCTAAAAAACAAGCTGTAGCTATTGCATTAACCGAAGGCCGCAAGGCAGCAAAGAAAAAGTAACGTGGAGCATCCATTTAAACTTGGTCAAGAACACTTACCTTTTCCTAATGGTGGAGGATTAAAACTTATGGCATCTAGAACTCCTGAGTCTCATAAATTAGAGATTGAAGCACTAGAGGCAAAGCATAAGGTTGAATTTGCTAAGCTTAAAGAAAAACATGCTGCTGCTAATAAACCAAAACCTATTTCTGTAAAGGCAAAGAAAAATGTCTAAGACTATTAAAGCCGCTGGTGAAAAACACGTTATTAAGAAGAACAAAAAAGGTGACATCATTGTTGACCATGAAGGCAACAAAGGTCCTTGGGATAAGATTAACCTCACTAAAAAAGCTGGTGCTAAAAATATTCAACAAGGCGTTAAAGCCGTAAAAAAATATCACAGAACGACAGGAAAGTAATATGCCAAAGACTGAAGCATGGACTCGTAAAGAAGGTAAGAACGCTAAAGGCGGGCTTAATGAAAAAGGACGTAAGTCTTACGAGAAAGCACACCCAGGCTCTGACCTAAAGCCTCCTGTAAAAAAAGAACAAGCAGCTAAATCTAAGAAGTCTGCTGCTCGTCGTAAAAGTTACTGTGCTCGTTCTGCTGGTCAAGCTAAAATGTTTCCTGCAGCAGCAAAAGACCCAAACAGTAGATTGAATAAAGCTAGAAGAGCGTGGGACTGCTAATGGCTAAAAAAACAGACCCTTGCTGGGATGGCTATACTCAAGTAGGTATGAAGATGAAGAACGGCAAGAAAGTACCAAACTGCGTGCCAGACCGTTCTGGCAGAATTCCAAAATCAAAACCTAAAAAGAAAGTGAGCAAGTAATATGTGTGCTACATGTGGTTGCGGCAAGAAGGCTGCTAAGAAGTCACCTGCTAAAAAGATGACAGGTAAGCAAAGCAAGCTTGACATGGACAAAAATGGAAAGCTAGATAAAAAAGACTTTGCCATGCTTCGTGGAAAGAAGAAGTAATGTGCGCTAAATGTGGTTGTGGCTGCAAGGCAGGAAAGCCAGCAGCAGGATGTAAGTGCACTTGTGCCACATGTGCTGGTGCTCGTGACAAACAGCAAGACGCTAAGGTCATGAAGAATATGACCCCAGCTCAAATGCTAGAGTTTAAGAAGAAAGATAAGAAGATGGATAAGAAGAAGCCATCTCCTTCAAAAGACAAAATGATGGACAAGGCACTAGCCAAAGACATCAAGTCTAAAGGTAAGAAAAAGAAGTAAGTAGTTAGGCCCCGAAAGGGGCCTTTCTTCTTTATCATTGCAGTATCGGGAGTTCGTGCGAACCCTGTGTAGTTCCCAACTACTTGCGTTTGATAAGGGGATTTATTCATGCTGCTTTCACCTACCCAGATGGTGGTTGAACTATGAAAGAAATCCACGCTTTTCAAAACGCAATTCATCAAGCAAGTCATGAGACATCACAATTCATGACAGCACACCTACGTTCAGAAGCCCACGCTAGTGGTTGGCCTTCTCACGTTGTTGGCAATATGGGTGTTACCTATAGCGACAAAGGCTTTGAAGCCCATACGCACGATGCTCATAAAGAAGAAGCTAACGACCTTGAGTACGGCAATACAACTATGCGCCCAACAGCTGCAGTACGCCGTTTTGCCAACCGCACCAGCGAAGCGGATAAGTTCCTTGCTGGACGTATGCACAAGATACTAGGTGAGCTATGACATTCCTTCTTTCAGAAGACGCTGCTCTTCGTACTCTCCTAAAGGATATGGTTGTTACTGACCAGAAATCCGTTACAGGAGAAGGACCTCAACGTAAAGTTGGCGTTTGGTTTGGGCAACCTGACCAGGAGATTACAGCGCAGAGCTACCCTTACATCACTATTGATATGATTGATATTGCTGAAGATTTTGTTCGTGCGCACCGTGGCCTTGTAAAGCCTGGATATATGGGTGACCCAACTAATATGGTGGAAGCAACTCAAAGCACTCAAGCGGTTCAATATGATGATGCTGTTAACGATTGGATGATTCACTATCCAATTCCAGTAAACATTGATTACCAAATTACAACCTATGCCCGCCAACCTCGTCATGACCGTGAGATTTTGGCGCAAATGCTATACAAAAAGATTCCATTGCGTTTTGCCGTACTGGAGACAGATGACAATACTGTTCGTCGTCTAGATGTTTTGGATATCTCTAAACGAGATGTTACAGAGCAAGGCAAGCGTTTATTCGTAAACGCATTTACTGTGCGAGTCTCCTCTGAGATTGCGCCAGAAACATACAGCAAAGTTTACAAAGCGTTACAAGTCATCGCTACGGGACCAACTACTACACAAAGCCAAATTATTGGTCGTGGAACGTTTACCCCAATTTCGTACAACATAACGGCACCATAAGGAACCTACCTACAACCCTAAGGAGAAACCATGGCTTATAGCCGTCCTGGTGTTTACATTAGTGAACGCCTTCTACCAGCAAGCATTCCCGGTGGAGTGTCAGCTAACGCTGCTGGTGCCGTTGTTGCGCCCTTCGCACAAGGCCCAGAAAGCGTAACCCTCGTATCATCGTGGTATGAGTTCAATAAGTACTTTGGCGGATACAACGCTCAGTACCCAGCAACATTCGGCGTTGGAGCATTCTTCTCCAATGGCGGACGTGAGCTTTATGTAAAACGTGTTCTACATTCAGACGCTGTTAAAGCACATACAGATATTGTTACAGTAGGAAGCGCAACAGTTGCAACTGTTACTGCAAAAAATGCAGGAGCAGATGGAAACAACCTTCGTGTTGTTATTTCAGCTGGTTCAGTTGCTGCTACTTACACATTGACTGTCTATCGTGAAGCTGGCGTTGCTAACGTTATCTCAGATGACATTCTCTTAGAGCGCTATGAGAACATTGTTTTTAATGACTCTACTTCAAGTGATTTTGCAGAGACAGTTGTAAATACTGTTTCTTCAGCAATTACAATTAGTGCAAGTGCTTCAGGAGTACCTGTACTAAACAAGTACCCACTTTCAGCAGGAGCTAATGGAACAGCAGTTGTTGCAGCAGATTACACAAACTACCACTCAACTGGTGATTCAGTGTTTGAGAGCTTCTCATCTCTTGACCGTCCTCTTGTTGTTTTTCTTCCAGAAATCCACAAAACACTTGCAGCTGATATTGACACAGTAATTGATTCAGCATCATCATGGGCTGAAGATAACAACTCATTTGTTGTTGTAGATACCGATGCTGACCAAACAGTTACAGAGGCGTTGACCTTTGCTAGCGGTTTGATGTCTTCAAGTGCTGCTGCTGTTTACTTCCCTAACCTTTACATTGCTGACCCAATTGGTCGTGGTTCAGGTTCACTTCGCAAGATTGGTCCAGCAGGTGCTGTTGCAGGACTTTACTTAGCAACTGACGCTGGTCGTGGCGTCTTCAAGGCACCTGCAGGTATCACAACTACTGTTCAAGGCGTTGTTGCTGTAGAGAAGTCATTTACATCAACAGAACTTGATTCACTTAACTCTGCTACTGCTCCAGTAAATGCTCTTCGCCAGATTCCTGGTGCAGGTCTTTCTGTAATGGGTGCTCGTACACTTAAGCAAGATGGAACAGCAAACAAATATGTAAACATGCGTCGTTCTTTGAACTATATCCGTAAGAACCTTAAGAACCTTACAGAGTTTGCAGTCTTTGAAAACAATGATGAGCGCCTATGGGCTCGCATCAATACCTCCCTTACAGTATTCTTAAATGAATACCGAAATCAGGGCGGGCTTCGTGGAGCTAACAACACACAAGCGTTCTTCATTAAGTGTGATGCACAAAACAACACAGCCCAAGCAATCGCTAATGGCGAAGTTCACATCCAGGTCGGTGTGGCACTGCAGTACCCTGCAGAATTCGTCGTCATTGACCTCAGCCAAAAGACCCTGGTCTAAGACCGAAGGAGATAGAAAACAATGGCAACAATCAATAACCGTTCAACACTGTTGACCGACCCATTACGTAACTTTAGATTTTTAGTTACGTTTCAACCACAAGATAGCAACAACACTGCTCTCAAGGGTCTGAACAATGTGACACTTGGATTCACTTCGGTATCAGGATTGGCTGTTACAACAGACTCTATTCCTTACCGTGAAGGTGGATACAACACCACTGTTCACCAGATTCCTGGACAAACTTCTTTTACACCTCTCACACTTCAACGTGGCGTCATTCTGGGCACACGTCAGAATTGGGACTGGATGAAGAACTTATTTGCTACAGTGAACGCAACAGGCTCTACTCGTGCGGTTGACCAAAACTTCCGTTGCGATATAGAGATTGCAGTTCTTTCACACCCAATCCCAGGTTCACCTAACCAAAACGACACTGCAACAACGTCTACAGACCACGTTGCAATGCGCTTTAAGGTGTTCAATGCTTGGCCTACAACAGTTGCATACTCAGACCTCAATGCTGGTGACAACGCTCTTTACGTTGAGCAAATGACACTCGTACACGAAGGCTTTGATATCAACTGGGCAACAGACCTTTCAACTTCAGCATCATCAACTTACCCATCAGCATAATCTAAAGGACTAACATGACGAAAACAATTAGTGCAGCGGTCAATCCCGCATTGGCAAACAAACTATTAGAACAAGCTACAGTTGAAAAGCCAGAAGAAAAAGAAGTAAAAGTCCTACCTCCTTTGGACACACATGTGACACTCCCTGGCGGGTACCTAACGCCTGCCGGGGAGCTCATCACAACCGCAGAGGTTCGTGAGCTCACAGGCAAAGACGAAGAAGCTATCTCTCGTGCATCATCTACAGGAAAAGCGCTTATCACTATTCTCAATCGTGGAACAGTAAAGATTGGCGACCTACCTGCAGATGAAGCCTTGTTAGACCAGCTTTTATCTGGAGACAGAGATGCTCTCCTATTAGCAATCCTTAAAGTTACATTTGGAAATATCTCTACGCTTCCTTCTTATTGCGCTACTTGCGATGAAGTTAAAGAGGTAGATGTTGATTTAGATGAAGATATTAAAGTCAAGGTAATGCTTGACCATAATGAAAGAGTCTTTACAGTAGAAGGAAAGAACCAAGAATATACAGTTCAACTTCCTACAGGACGAGCTCAAAAAGAACTTATCAATAACGCAGATAAAACAATCTCAGAATTAAATACAATCCTATTGGAAAATACAATTATTAAGATTGGTAATGCTCCAGTAGTTAGCAAACAACAAGTCCAGAACTTAGGTGTATTGGACCGCAAAAAGGTTATTGAAGAAATCAATAAACGTTTTGTTGGGCCACAATTTGATGACCTAAGCGTTACTTGCCCTGAGTGTGAAGGCGAGGTACGTGTCCCTATTAATTTAGGCGCTATGTTTCGTTTCTAGTATTAGCCCATTTGTGCAGTTACTTGCAGAATGGCGAGGCTTAGCAGAAACGTACACAGGCTGGAACTTAACAGAGATACAGAACCTTTCGTACAGAGAAAGACATAATTGGTTAGAGATAAGGTAAGTCAGAGAGGAATAGCATGAGTGTTGTAACAAACATCAAAGCGATGTCCTCTGGCATTGGCGACCTTAATAAGCAAGTAAAAGAACTTCTTGGCAATGTTAAATCCCTTGCTGGAGTAACCACCCAAAGCCTTGGCGGTGTTAAAGGCATGCTCATGGGCGGTGGAGCTCGTGGTATTGGCTTTGGACAACAAGGTAATGTCATGGGCGGTTCTCTTGCAAGTTTCTCAACTCCTCAAATAGCAGTAGCTTCTATGGCTGTTCAAGGCGCTGGAAACATGATTCAAGGCGCAGCACAGTTGGCTATGGCACCTGTTGCAATGGCGTATGGCGCAACCATGGATAGCAGTGGCATTGTTAACAGAGCAAGCACGTATAACAACGCAGCTCTTATGTCTGGTACCGGCAATAGAACAACAATTGCTAAAGCAACTTTTTCTGCTTTAAGAGGTGGTTTGACTGGGGTTGGTTCAGATGCTCAAGTTGCATCTATCCTTGCTGGCAGTGGCTACACAGCAGGCACAGCTAACTATCTTGGAGCTGCAGCTCAAGTAGGAGGAGCGGCTCGTTACTTAAACATGGGTAACCAACAAGCATCTGCAGCAATTGCTGGAATGCAATCCGGAGCTTTTGCAGCTAATGCATATCAGTATGGCATCACCACTATGAATGCTGATGGAAGTTTTAAGAGTACTGGTGACATCTCTAAACAAATAATGAAAACCTTTATGCCAACAGATGCTAAAGGAGTAAGTTTAGTAACTGGTAAAAAAGTTACAGCAGAAACAATCAATACATCCTTTCTTAAAGGAAACCTTGGTCCAATTCTTGAAGGACTAGGACTTTCTGCAGACCAACAAAAACTTGTTAGACAAGCAATGGTTGACACAGTTAGTGGTAAAAATCCTGATTTAGCAAGTAAAACCGCAAATGAAAACCCAGCATCAGCAGCATTGCGTATGAACACTTCTCAAACAATGATTCAACAAGCTTCTGAAAAAAACACTATTAAGGGGCTTAATGCTGCAGCAACAACTGTTGAAATTTTTAATAACAATATGAAAGATGTTATTTCTTCCATGGCTTTATTTAAAGGCTACTTGGATGGAATGAGCGGAACTAATGCTGGTAAAGGAATTAAAGCCGGAGCTCACTCTGCTGTTAGTGGAATTAAAAACTTTCTTGGTGGAGCGTTAAAGGTTGCTGGAGCTGTTGCTCTTGGAGCACTTATGCTTGGTGGAGGTAACCCAGGTTATGGTGGTTCCTTTACTCGTAAAGGAGCACGTGGCGGAGGTACCCCTAACTCACCCGTAACAGGTTTACAAACAGCGGGGTATGGGGCAGTAGACCAATCAGGTATTTGGGCATCAACAGGAAATCAACATAAAGGAGTTGACTACGCAGCTCCACTAGGTACGCCTGTACATGCAACAATGCCTGGAATTGTTTCTGGAGATTCAATCAGCAGTGACTACGGTAATGCTGTGTTAATTGACCATCCAAATGGCTACTCAACTTTGTACGCACATTTAAAAAACAAAGAAGTAAGCCCAGGAAGTCAAGTTAGTGCTGGACAAGAAATTGGAAAAGTAGGTCAGTCAGGAAATACTACTGGACCAGGTTTGCACTACGAAGTCCGAAAAGGAAAAAACAACCCAGTAAACCCAGCAGAACTTGGTGCTATGGGTGGCTCACCTTTGGGCATGGCAATAACTATGTCTAATAAAGGTTCTAAAAATGCTAAAACTTCTGGCGCGTCTTTAAAAATTGGTGGAGCACCTGCAGGAAGTAACCTTGCTGCAACAGATGCAAAGTTAATGGCGGTGCTTCAAAAAGCAGGGTTTACTGGTGACGCTTTAACTAATGCGTACAACGTAGCAAAGGCAGAGTCTGGTGGACGTCCAGGTGCTTTAAACCCCAACGCTAGTAGCGGCGATTATTCTATGGGCCTATTCCAAATCAATATGATTGGAAGTCTCGGTACCGCAAGAAACGCTCAATATTTAAAACAATATAAAGACATTGGTTACACAGGTCCAGAAAGTTTGTATGACCCAGCTATCAATGCAAAAATTGCCTACGACATATCTAAAGGCGGAACTAAGTGGAGCGATGCTTGGGTAAATACTTCTAGAAAACTTGGAATTGGTGGCGGAACTCCCGGCTATGGAGCAAGTGTTCACAGCCCTGTTGCCAATGACACGGTTCTTGGAGCTGCAACAGTAAACCAAGGAACTTCTAATTCAAAAAATGTTTATATCACAGTTAAAATTGACCAAGCAAATGAAGCAAGCGCAATAACATTTGCTAAAAAAGTACAAAGCATTCTTGATAACAAAAACAACAACCACTTGATTGGAAGCTCCTAATGGCTAATACACAACAAACCATTGAAGCACAAGTAAAACAATACGAGCAACGACAAAAAGATGCTGAGGTCAAGAGTGCTGCTCAAAAAGCAAAAGACAAAGTAAAAGCTCAAGTTGGGGCATTAAATAGGCAACTTAACGCTATTAAAGCAGACAATAAATCAATTCTTCAAGCTATGTCTGACCCACAATTTCAAGTTGCAATACTTCAAAAACAAGCAGTACAAGCCGCTATTGATTATGGCACACCGGGCCATCCAAACTACACTTCGTCACAGTATAAAACTATTATTCGTGACCTTAACTTTCAACAAAAACTTATTGATGGTTATAAAACTCGCCTTGCTAAAAACGATGCAACATCAAAAACAGTATTGCAACAAATAAAAAATATTCAACACCCAGTAAAACCACCAGCTACTGTTTTACCTAAAGGCAACTCAACTACTGTAGTTCATCAATCAACACCGGATACTTCTACAATTCATTTTAACGCTCCCATGGTTTCTCAAACATACTTTAGAGGAATTCAATCTGAAATATTACATGGCAATTATGTAAATGCAGGACCGTATACAGACGCAAAAAATACATGGTCTATAGGAACTAATGGCACACCAATAACGGGTCGTGGAGCATTCCAAGTTGATAAACAAACCGTAACAGCTGCAGCAGTTGCACAAGCTACTAAAGACGCACTACGGTATGGAAACAAGGTTGACACAAATCTTTATGGGTTTAAATTTTTATACAACCCAGGGTCCGTATCAATGAACTGGGGTGCGGTACAGAAAACTGACCCTACATATGAAAGCATGGGTGTTGACCCTTTTGTTCCTGGAACGCAAAACCTTATTCAAAGTTATCTAGAATTTTCAATTATCATTAATCGCATTGAAGACTTCAATTACTTAGACCAAACTGGATTAAAAAAAGTTCAAGGAACTACTGGTTCTACAAACCCTTACCCAAAGAGCGTTCCTAACTCTGAGTTAATTCAAATCTTTGAAAAAGGAACAATGTATGACATTGAGTACTTGTTCAAAACAATGCATGCATTAACTGGCAACACTGGATACAAAAGTCTTCTTATGAATAGCGTAACCTCAGACCCAGGTTGGCTTCCGGTTCGTCCTGTGGAGCTGCACCTTGGAAACAAACTTCGTTACCGAGTTCGCATTCAAAACTTAACAGTAAACCACACAGTGTTTAATCCTAGAATGGTTCCTATTCTTTCAACTGTTACATTTACTTGTGCACGTTACTGGGATTCAGTAGATTTTTCGGCAGGTAAAAAATGACTATTTATTTAGACAGTAGGTATGCCGATGGTGCTTTGTTTAAAGCAAAAGACACCCGTTCAAACAATAACATTGTAACTGTTTTTAGAACTTTTCCTGTTTACTCAGTTACTTTTTCTTTGTATGAAGTTACCGAGATAGACCGCATTGAAAATATTGCTGTAAAGTTTTTGGGAAACCCAGAACTTTGGTGGCAAATTATGGATATAAATCCAGAAATTTTAAATCCGTTTGAAATTCCTCCTGGAACATTGTTGAGAATACCTAATGAGTAATGCTAATCAAAATCGTTATGGGACAAGATTAGCAGTTGATTTTCCTGACTTTCCAATGTTCTCTATACAACCTAGAAATTTTACGTTAATACAAGAAACCGGGAAACACGACATTGCCGAAATTAACTTTCCAGCTTTTAGCGACTTTTATTACAAGGCTTTAAAAACTGGCGTTCCTGTACAAGTTACCTGGGTAAATGAAAAAGGCAAAGGGAACTTTATTGGGTATGTCCACTCTTCAAGCATGACTACTCAAGCTAGTGCTGTTCGTTTAATAACTATCAAATGCGTTGGTTCTTCTTTTGTACTTAAAGAAGGTGGAGCTAAAATTTGGCGTAATAAAACTGCTAGTGAAATTGTTACTGAATTAGCAAAGAGCGCTAAATTAAAACCTGTAATTACTCCAAGCCCAGTTAGATTTGCTCAACAGTCTTTAATTGGACATACGTATTGGGAAAAAATTCAAGAACTTGCACATCGCATAGGGTATGTGGCTCAAGTTGTAGGAGTAGAACTGCACTTTCATCCTATGGATAAAATGATTGATAGTTTTGTCTCGTCAATACCCATTTTGTCATATCAAGATGGAGACATTGATTCAGGGTATGTTTACGAAGCACAAACTTTAGATAGGTTTAAGCCTCTTGTAGGTGACCTTGTAGAAATTGGTGGTCATTCTAGAAAAGATAAAACTGTATTTGGTGTTGACCCTTTAACAGCTAAAACTTATTCTTCAACTTCATCTCCAAACAAAGTTGGGGCAAATCTCCGTGCTAACGTTAAAGCTTCTCTTTTTAAAGAATATGTACCCACCCGTATTACAGGTAGCGTTGCTGAAAGCAAGGCAATGTCAGAGGCGCAAGCACAGTTAGCTCGTTGGTCTCTACCTGCTGAGGGCTCTGCACAAGGCGACGCACGCATTGCACCCTACAGAACCATTGAGATAAATGGTACGGGAGATACTTCTGATGGATTTTGGATAGTTACTCGCGCTGAACACTTTATGGCATTTGATGGTCGGTATACAGTAGATTTTAAATGCGTTTCTGATGGCACTGGAGGAAACAAACCTTCTGCTTTTAGACCTGCAAAAGCTGCCGTAGTTCCGACTAGAAACATAGAATACGAATTAGCTACGGGAACCCAACCAACACCGACCTCCGCTAAACTACACTCTGTAGAACCTCTGTATAACCAAACACAAGCTGGATTTAAAATAACCCCTAGACGATGGGCAGGAAGATAATGCAAGAAGTAGCAATATCTATCCCATTTTCTTTTGATGTTTTTGGCAAAGTAACAACATCAACTGACCAAAAAAAGATATGGGCAGATAGAGTTCGTTCTGTTATAGGTACAAACCTACGTGAAAGATTAATGCGCCCTGAATTTGGGTGTCTTGTACCTAGTTCTTTTATGGAGACTCAAGACATGGCTTCATCAATGGTTATTACTGAGGTAGGTAGAGCTTTTTCTTCTCAGTTACAACCTTTAACTCTTCAAACTGTAGATACGACATTTGATGAACCTACGGGAGTAATGGAAGTTACGGTTCTGTATAGCTTGCCAAACAATGACCAAATTGATACTACCGTTTCCTTTGTTTATATTGACAACAACCAACCAATTTATGAGGAGAACCTGTGAGCGTAACCCCAGCATCTGATATTCCTATTGCTATTAGCTATACGGGACGTGACTACTACGCTCTCCGTGAACAGCTAATTGCACGTATTCAAGACCGAATTCTTGCGTGGACTGCATCTGACCCATCAGATTTTGGCGTTGCTCTTGTAGAGGCTTTTGCTTATCTTGGCGACATCATGTCGTATTACATTGACAGAAATGTCAATGAATCATTTATTACAACAGCAACACAACGAGACAGTGTGTTGAACATTGCACAAACATATGGTTATGTAGCTGCTGGATACAGACAAGCTTCGGTCACTCTTTCATTTTTTAATTCTGGAACTGATGTTATTACAATTCCTCAAGGAACAGTTGTTTACGGAGACGTCATAACTGGAGATGTTGTAGAACAAGTTTATTTTACAACCCTAGCTGATGCAACAAGTGACCCAGGATTAAATAACGGAGATGTGACCGTTCAAGCTCTTAGTGGTCGTTCTGTAACTCTTGTTTCTACTAATGCAAATGTTTATGGAGAACTGGTGGGTACTTCAACACAAGTAACAAATATGTCATTTGAACTTTTAGAGACACCTGTTGTTGATGGAACTGTTGTTGTTTACGTTGAAGAAGGCAGTAGCTATTCAAAATGGACTCAAGTAGAGCACATCGTAGATTACGGTCCATACGACCAAGTCTTTACTGTAAAAAGTGATGCTAACAATATTGCTTCTATTTATTTTGGCGATGGAATCTCAGGACAGATGCCTGTTAATGGGTCGCAAATTCGTGCTCAATACACCATAGGTGGAGGAGAAATAAGCAATGTATTGCCTGGAACATTGGTTAACATTGATTACGTACCTGGCTTAACACCTAATGAGTTAACTGCACTTCAATCAGTAATTACTGTGTCTAATCAAGAAACAGCATTGGGTGGTTCAGACCCTGAACCATTATCTCAAGTTCGTTATGCCGCACCTCTTGCATTGCGTTCCAACAACAGAGCTATTACTTTGCAAGATTTTGCAAACCTTGCAAGTCAAGTAAGCGGTGTAGGAAAAGCTAAAGCAAAAGCAGATGTGTGGACATCTGTTACTCTTTACATTGCTCCTACACGTGTAGCTACTGACACAGATATTGCCCCAGGCCTTGATGGAACGGGTATGACTCAAAATGGTAACCCAACAATTGAGTTTACAACTATATCAACCAACACAGCTAATGCTTTATCAGAAAAAACTTTGATTGGAACATCGGTTACTATTCAGCCTCCAACTTATGTAGACGCAATCATCACCGTTCAATATGTAAAATTTAGTCAATACACAACTACTGAAATAGAAACTGCATTAAAAACAACTATTGTTACTGATTTTGGTTATACTAACAATGACTTTGGTCAAACAATTTATCCACAAGATATTGAATATTCTTTACAACAAGTTCCTGGAATTAAAACTTCCAAAGTAACCGCTCTTCACCGTCAAGGCGATAGTGGCTTAAATACTCTTGTTGGTGCGGCTAATGAAATTTTTAGATTTCAAGAAGCTAACATCAGCGTAGGTTCTGTTTAATGGATAATGTTAAAAAAATACATGGTCTTTTTAGAGCAACGGTTTCAGATAACAAAGACCCAGGTAATCTTCGTCGTTTACGTGTAATCTCCCAAGCAACTGGAGACCAAGTAACTGATTGGATTTGGCCTGTAGAAGTTACTGGAACGCACACCGCTATCCCAGAAATTGGACAAGGTGTTTGGGTTTTGTACATAGGTGGAGACCCAGAGTACCCAGCATGGTTAGGTGTTTTTGGAAAATCCCCAAGCAATTCTAAACCAATTAAAATATTGCCATTAAAAAACACTGTAGTGTTAACTGGATTAACGCCATATCTAATAACTGTAAAAGATGCGGATGGAACTACAGTAGTAGATGTAACCGCAACTTTGGTAGCTATGGCTACAAAACTAAAAGACCATGAGACTCGTGTTGCCTCCATAGAGTCTCAATTAACTACTCTTCACAGCACTTTGGGCACACGAACCTCAATAAACCACACTCATGGAACCAATGGCTAGTAGTTAAGGCAGTAAATACGGGGTAAATTAGAGAAAATAAACCTACTAGTTGAAGGAAAGAGAACAGTGACTGCATATTACCCAACGATAGTCAAAACCTTTGTTAACAAGGTTGACTTTACAGACACGATTCTTGCTGACCATGTTAATAGCCTTCAAGATGAAGTTAATGCTCTTGAAGTAAACATTGGAACATATATCCGCACTAGCTCTGGTTGGGTTGGAACTTTTGACCGAACAATATCTATATGGAATACGCTTAAAGACCGATTAGCAAATATTGAATATGGTTTAAGTACAGCTTTTGATGCTGTGCCTCCTGGAGGAACAACAGGACAAGTTTTAATAAAAAACTCTGGCTCTGACTATGCAACGATTTGGGCAGACATAAACGCTTTACCATCTTTTACAGGTAATCAAGGAAAATACCTTACAAACGATGGAACTCAAGCGTCTTGGGCAATTGTAGAACAACAGGAACAACAGGTTAGTCCACTGCTACTTATCGGAGCTTAATACCCCATGGCTAAATACGGCAACGTTGTATACCACGGAGCTACTTACGGTGAAACTCCTAAGATTGCTTATTCTGTTGCGCCAATGTCGGTGCAAGTTATTGACTTTCATGTGGCATATGTTTATTGGCAACCCCCTAATGGTAACTTTTCTAAGTTTCGCCTTATAAGAAATCAAAATGGATTTCCAGAAACAGCAGAAGATGGTTATGTTGTATTTGAGCAAAGTTCTGCAGACGGTTCTAACATTAGTGGTCAAGTAACAAGAAATTACTTTTTTGATGGAGAAGAAAACCTAGGACAAGTTGGTATTGAATCAGGACGTCAAGTTTATTACAGTGTTTTTTTATTTACTAATGCAAAAATTTGGGTTAAAGCTGGGTCTACAACAGGAGTTGTACCAAAAGATACTGGCGCTACAGAAAAACTTTTAAACCTTTTGCCACGAGTGTTAACCAGTGAACAGATTAGTCCATTAGGCACTGTTTCTCCAGACTCTGCTATCTACAAATTTTTAGATGGATTTGCATTTACTTATGAAGAATGGTTAACAGATTTAGAGTTAATTCGTCCAACTCATGGAGTAGACAAAGCAAGTTACTCAACAATACCTGGCGAAGATTTAAACGTTGGCTTATCTATTGAACCAAACATACCAGCTATAAATCAACGTCGTTTAATTCGTGAAGCTTTTTATATGTATAGCCATCGTGGATTAAAACTTGGCATTGAAGACTATGCAGAGTCGTTAACTGGTTACCCACCTGTTGCAACTGTTTCTCCCAACCTACTCTTGACCGTTCAAGATTCTACCTTTTATAACTCTGTTGGTAATTGGGTAGCAACAGGAGCAACAATTGAACCAGCTACAAATATAGTACCTGCTACAACTAGTAATCAAATTGACACTACTTATACCTGCAAAATTACAGCAGCTAGTTCTGGAAGTATGATTTTAGGTGCATCATCCCCAATAACAAAAGGAATACCAGTAAACGCAAGTACTCAATACACTTTTGGCTGTTACCTAAAGTCTCCTTCAAGTGCTGGAACAATTACAATATCTGTTCAATTCTTTGATAAAGATGGTAACTCAACTTCTTCATACCATTCTGGAACCGCTACAGCAGCAAACAACACGTGGAAAACAACAAGTGTTACAGCAACTACTGATGCTACATCTAGTTACGCTATTCTTAAAATTTCTTACAGTGCTGCTGGAACTTATTATGTTGACCAAGTAAGCGCTCAACTTGGAGACACAGTTACCTACGACGAAGCTCGTGCAATTACATTGCTTCTTAATCCTAAAAAAGAAAATTACATTAAGAACCCTTCATTTGAAGTAGATGCTTCAACATGGACGGTAACTGGAGCAACGTTTAGCCAAGAAAGTGACGTTCCTACAGATGGTTATTCCGGAACATATAGTGGAAAGTTTGTAGCTGCTGGAGATTGGTCAATAAAAACTGTTGACAAAATTCCAGTTGACCCAGGCTCTTACATCACTGCATCTATGTACTCTAAATCAACAGACATGACTTCTATGAATATGTCTCTTGATGTTTATGACTTAAACGACACTTTGTTATTCTCTTTTACTGATACTCACAGCATCATGACAACGTGGATGAGGAACTCTATAAGTGGACTTATACCCTCTGACTCAACAGCAAGCTACGCAGAACTAAAGTTTTCTGGAACAGCAGGGACTCTGTACTTAGATTCGATTCAAGCAGAAGACACCTATGAAGCTACCGATTACTTTGACGGCTCAATGCCAGAACAGTTTGGCGCTGTCTGGGCGGGAACACCTCATGCTTCCTCTACTTTACTTTATCCAAGTAAACTAGTCAAGATTCCAAGGTTAGCTGGAACCCTTAATGATTGGGTACCTATGAATGCTTGGTGGCGAATCATCACCCCGGCTAAAGAGGAATATAACAATCTGACCGTGTAGGATGCCCGCATGGTTAACCTACTCATAGCTGTCTTTCTTTCAGGAATTGCTGTCACTTTTACCATTGAGTTAATCTCACTTGGTTTAGGATTGTTTTTTAATAAGGAACGCATCTATAGCGTTTTTTCGTTGCCGCTTAGTATTGGCGCATTGATGTGCTTTTACTCTTTGGATAAAAAATCTATAGTTGCTATACCTGCAATTGCTTTTGTTGTTTTAATGTTAAATAAATTCATTAATAAACCAGTTGTTATCAATGCTTCCAGACGTAATACACCTAGGATTTAAATGAAGATTGCTATTTTTTCAGAAGACAATTTAGATGTTGCACGAGGCGTTGACCAACTAATCACTAAATACTCTGAACAATCTCCCGAGATTATTTTTCCTGTAAAGGCACGTCAAGATGATTTTTCTCAGTCAGTAATACGCAACTGCATTGAGAACAAGGTTAAGGTAACTGCTTACACTAAGGACATCAGCCACATGTCTTTCATCGGTTATCAAGCAACCAAGGTAGTCATTGCAGATGACCCCATCCAAGAAGTTTTGCACCAACTTTCGCCAGGAGATGCAGTTGGCATTGTTTGGTTAGATACCATGGGTGACCACTTGGTCTTGCATACCTTGGAAGATTTGGCATTAGATGTTTGGGATATAACAGATGGGTTAGACCCCATTGAGATTGATGACGACCCCTTTACAAACATGGACCCAGACGACCTTCATGACACCATCCACAAAACAGTTGATGTTTTAGTAGATATGCTGGCAGCTTACGTAGCCACTACGGTTATGGAGTCACTAGGTGAGGCAGTCATGGAGCACATACTCAACCAACAAAAGAAAAACATTTCACCTTTTGACGACTTGGACGATTAGCTTATGATGCCACCTGAGGCTTTTACAGCCAACATCTCGGATTTCCAGTTCCGACTGCTGGCTATTTTATGCCGTTTAGCGGGGCCTGGAGGCCTCGTACAGGCCTCAGTAGCAGAGCTCTGTGCAGAGAGTGGCAAGTTAAGTGACAAGACGGTCCGTAGCGCCCTCAAGGGTTTGGAGAAGGCAGAGCTCATAGCCACTCAATCCACCAAACGGGCTAACGGTTATCAAGGCAAGAAACTTATCTTGGTAAAAAATTACCGCACTGTGGATAACCAAACGGTAAAAAATTACCGCACCTCACATGACTATGTGGCTAATAGTTACATTAGCCATCCTAGCTATAAGCCATTAGTACCTAATAGCCAAATAGCTAATAGTAATAAATTAAAAGAATCTGAAACCAAAGGTTTCACAAAGGAGATTAAGGTTCCTATGAGAAAATGGGAAGATGATGCAGACTCTCTGGCAGGCTTTGGTCTTGTTGAACCGAAGGATGCACCGCAGCCAACGATTAGAAAGTCCGACCCCAAAACCCGTGGTAAGAGACCAGAGCATGAATGGACTGCCATGGACGTTGCTGCTGAGTTTAGTTACCAGGTCGGGCGCAAATATCCTCTTCTCCCGGGAACTGTTAGCGTCAAACAATTATCGGGCGCCCTTAGAAAGTTCAGAACCCAGTACGCCACAACCCCGCTTATAGAGCTTGAGTTGTTACGCCTGTTCATGGGCGATGAGCGTAACTTCAAAGACATTGGCGACGAGGCACCTTTGCTTTACAAGAAGTACCTTGCGTCTTTTGGCACCAAGATGAACCAAGCACGAGAAAATTTAGGGCTTAACAAAGTAACGGCTAAGATAGAAACTACTAAAGCTTCTGATAGGCTCTTGGCAAGTGATGGTCGTACCTTCCAGAACTCGCTTTCTGGTCGTGCACAACTAGAACGTCATGAAAAGCGTTTGAAGGAGGTAAAGTGAAGGAAGTACTTGGTTACTTACTTCTAATACTCAGCACACTTATTGGAACAAATCTAATCCTGGGAGGATTTAAAAAGTGGCAAAAAAGATAACAAAGAAGTTCACAGCAACACTTACATTAAACACCGAACAAGGTGGCGCATGGTTGGCTAACGTCAGCCTTCTTACTCCAGCAATTGATAGTGATAATCCAAACTCAATGCAACCAGCAGATGCTGTAAGTGCAGAAGCAGCATGGAAAAATGCATCAGCAGGTAAGCGTTGGATTAAGTCTCAGGTACTAGCGATGACTCCTCGCAAGAGTGTCAAGATGGAACCGACTAAGATTGATAAGACAACAGAGAAACCAACAGCATTTGTTGGAGTATTGGAGTTCAAAGCATGAGCACAGACAACTTAATGTTAGACGCTGATTTTCTAGAGTATTTAGAAGAAAACTCAGTACCAGAAGAAGAAACACAAATTGCATTTGCTTCATGGCTTAAGGAAAACGAAGCCAAGTAAGTGGAAGAAGAAGAACTTGAACAAGCCCTGATGCGTTTATACGAATTGGGGCTTGTTTCAGTTGAGTACGATGAGAACTTAGAGGCAAGGTTTCGCATAACGGATACTGAAAAATTACAAGCATTAATTGAAACATTGGAAGAGGGCCAAAAAGATGTATGACATCAACGGATTGTCACCACTAAAGAAACATTGGTTATTAAGAACGTCAAACATCCCACGCAGATTTATTGGGTTAGAACCTAGTGATATTACTGAAAAGATGGGTTTGTTTCCAGACGAAATTAAAAATTGGTTAGATGATGTTGCGTCAGGGCACGTAATTCAAAGCATTGGAAACATTGGGACAAACGGTGTGGGGCTTGTATTTGATGGGGGTCCTGGTTTAGGTAAAACAACCCATGCTGTTGTTGCAGCTATGGAGGTTGTTCGTAATCTTCCAGAGGACGAGTTAAAAGCAGCAGCAATTTTGCACGGTAAACAAACTGAGTACGGGCTTGGTTTTCGTCCCATTTACTACATGACTTACCCAGAATTTCTTGCCCGTAAAAAGTCAACTTTTGATATGGAAGGTGTTGACAAACGTGAAATGATGTATGAACTAGACGGGTTTCATGGTCGTTGCCGTTTTGACTGGTTAAACGTACGTATTCTTATCTTGGATGATTTAGGTAAAGAATATGGTTCTAAGTATGACGACACTTCTTTTGATGAAATATTGCGTTTGCGCTATGACAAAGGCCTTCCAACCATCGTTACTACCAATGTTCGTTTAGAAAACTGGGAAACACAGTACAGTGAAGCCATGGCGAGTTTCGCTAACGAAGCCTTCATAAGAGTTCCTATACTAGGCTCAGACTTACGAGGCGCACAGTGAAAGGACCCCAAGTGGATTCTGAATGGATGACAATCCAACAGTTTATTTCTGCTCAGGGTGTTGGTATTTTTGAAGTAGAAATGAAAACCGACACCAAGGCAACTCGCTGTAACTGTCCTGTGTTTAAAAAGAAACAGCTTTGCAAACACACGCATTTTGTAGATTCAAAAATTAAAAATACTGGGCATTACTCTATCAATGTACCTGTTAGTGTTCCTGAAGAATGGGCTGCTGAAGCAAGTCAAGACCCAGCTAAGTTTCGTGAATTTGTAGTCAACTACGCAACGATAGAAGTTTTATGATAGGCGGAGACATTTCAAACGTCTCCTCACCACAGGTCATCGTTACAGCCACACTTCTTTTAACTCTTGAGGTTGAAGAAGAAAAACGTCTTTTAACCAAAAAGAAGATTGCACGCATAGGTAACGTAGATTTACTTGTCGCTAACAAGCTGTGGACAATGGGAAACAACTATGGAATTTCTTTAGAGCTAGCAGGTTTTGAAGATGAGGGTTGGACAGAAGAACTGCTTGACAAAGCCTTTGAAAAGTTAGAGCGTCGTGCTGTAAACCCCTTTAACTACTGGCAACTTTACGAAAGCCCACACGAGATTGTGGGTGGACTGCCTTATCGTGCTAATCTAAGGGCAGTCATAGATGTACCAGGCCGAGTTGCTATGTACGGCTCAGCAGGAGTACAACTAGACAATATCTAGTCCTTGAGGGAGGGCGTTATGTTCAGTGTTGCAAATACCAATTGTCCAATGTGTCATGCCCATGTTGTTGAAAGAATTTATGTAAACGGAAACTCATATTTACAGTGTCAATCATGCGGAGAACGGTGGAAGTAAGTGGCAGCAGATAACGAACACAGATTAGTCAGTAAAGTAATCAAAGAACGTGAGATTACTTCTGTACTACAACGGGGCATCACTGATGTTTGGTTTCTTGATGATGACAACCGTAAAGTGTGGGCGTTTGTAAGAAAGCATTATAGCGAGTACAGCGAAGTACCTACTGCAACGACTGTTTTAGACCACTATCCAAATTATAAGGTTCTTAACGTTGAAGACAGCATGGATTATTTGTTGGACACAATGGTTGATTTTCGTCGTCGTTTACTTACACGTCAAGGATTAGAAACTGCTGTTGAACAATTACAAGATAACGACCATGAATCAGCACTTCGTGCAATGGAACAAACAGTTTCCAAAGTTAATGAACAAGGTGTTCTTGGTACTCATGAAATTGACCTTACTAAAAATACTGAGGAACGTTACAAAGAATATCAAGCAATTCAAAATCAAGAGTTTCTTGGTTTGCCTACAGGGTTTAAAGACATTGATGAAGCAACTGCAGGATTACAAGGAGGTCAACTTGTAACTATTATTGCGCCACCTAAAACAGGTAAATCTCAGGTGGCATTGCAGATAGCAATTAATGTGCACAAACTAGGTAAGATACCTATGTTTCAATCTTTTGAGATGAATAACCATGAGCAACAGCAACGTCACGACGCGATGCGGTCTCACATTGACCATGGAAGATTGCGCAGAGGAAAGCTATTACCAGAAGAAGAACGTCGTTATATAGACATGTTGAATCTTATGGAGAATGAGCATCCCTTTCATTTAGTTGACGCAGTTAATGGAATTACTGTCTCTGCTTTATCAGCAAAGATTGAACAACTTAAACCAGACATAGTTTTTGTAGATGGCGTTTATTTGATGCTGGATGATTTGACTGGTGAAATGAACACGCCACAAGCAATCACAAACATTACTCGTGCTTTAAAACGTCTTGCACAAAAAGTTAATTTACCAATTGTTATTACCACTCAAACCCTCCTGTGGAAAATGCGTGCGGGCAAAGTTACCGCTGATTCCATTGGTTATTCTTCGTCCTTCTTCCAGGACTCTGATGTAATCCTGGGACTTGAGCCTGTGGAGGAGGACGATTCTATTCGTTTACTAAAGGTAGTTGCTTCTCGTAACTGCCCACCAAAAGAAACATCTCTTACATGGAAATGGGAAACAGGTTGTTTCCACGATGAATCAGAGATGATGAAGTGCCCATACTGTTCTAATTGGGGCGGCAATGGTTGATGTTGAGAAAGTACTTCTTAATTTAGACATTCCTCTAGTTGCTCAAAGGGGAGATGAAGTGCAGGGACTTTGTCCTATGCATAAAGCTCGTACTGGTAAGGAAGACCACAATCCGTCATGGTGGATTAACTCTGTAACAGGAGCACACATCTGCTTTTCTTGTGGTTACAAGGGCAACGTATACACATTGGTTGCTGATATTAAAGGGATTGATTACTTTGATGCCAAAGACTATGTGGATTCCAGTACTGAGTTAGATGTAGATATACTGTTAAAGCGTATCCGTGAATTGCCACAGTATGTCTCCATTGATGAAGTTCTTTCTATGTCTGAGGCTCGTCTTGCAGTTTTTACAGACCCACCAGAAAAAGAATTACGAAAAAGATTTATAAATGCAGAAGCTGCAAAACATCACAATGTTTTATGGGATATTAACAACAACGCTTGGATTGTCCCAATACGCGACCCTAACGATTACAGTCTTTGGGGATGGCAAGAAAAGGGAGCTCGTGGTCGGTTCTTTCGTAACCAGCCGCAGGGTGTTAAAAAATCTAAAACTGTTTTTGGTGTAGAAGTTATGTCTACTGAGACGTTGGTTGTTGTTGAGTCTCCGCTTGATGTCGCTCGTTTAACTACCGCTGGTGTTGTTGGAGCCATCTCTACATATGGCGCAATAATTAGCGAAGACCAAGCAAAGATTATGCGCAGAGCTAAACGTGTTATTGCAGCTTTTGATAAAGATGATGCAGGAATGCATGCCAATGAGTTAATGCGTGGCTTTGCTAGGAAGTATGGAATTGAGCTGTCATACTTTAACTACACCGGCATTGATGTTAAGGACCCAGGAGACATGACACCTAACGAAATACAACAAGGAATTAACACTGCCCGTGACATGATTTATGGCAAGGCAGCCTATTCGTGGTTTTAGATGCTCGGGGTGTACCTACTCATGCATGCCCTAACTGTGGGCATTTAGTCTTTCAAATTAAAGCAATGTTTGAAGATTATGATATTGCATTATGGTTTACTGACGCTGTTTGCGATGATTGTGGGGCGTTAGTAACCGTCGTTACTCCAGTGGATAATCCTAATGTTTAAAAAAACTTTAAAACCGTTTCAGGTTGAGGCAGTAGCCAAAATGGTAGAACGTAAAAAAATGTTAGTTGCATATGAGATGGGACTTGGAAAAACTTGCATGACTATTGCTGCAATTGAACAATTAAAAGAAGATGGGTTAATTAATAAACCTATTCTTGTTATTGCTCTTTCTAGTTTAAAGTACCAATGGGAGAAAGAAATACATAAATTTTCAGACGCCACAACTGAAGTTATTGATGGTACCAAATCTACAAGAACAACACGTTGGATGCGGGCGTATGAATGGGATGGAGAAGCAAACTACATCATATGTAATTATGAGGCAGTAGTTAATGATTGGGATTTGATTAAAGACTATGAATGGGGAGCGGTAGTTTGCGACGAAGCTACAGCTATCAAAAGTTTTAAATCACAACGTTCAAAATATGTAAAGAAGTTAGCTAAAGACGTTAAGGTTAAATACGCTCTTACCGGTACCCCTATTGAAAATGGGCGCCCAGAAGAGTTGTATTCCATTATGCAATTTGTAGACCCAAATACTCTTGGACGGTTTGATTTGTTTGACCAAACTTTTATTGTGCGTAATCATTTTGGGGGAGTTCAAAGGTATAGAAACCTCCCTATATTTCACGAAAAAATGAAACAAGTAGCGGTGCGCAAAACACAAAAAGACCCAGATGTAGCGCCTTATCTTCCAGAAACAATTCATTTAGAACCCATACTTGTAGAATTAGATAAACCAAGTAAAGAACTTTATAAAACCATTTCTTCAGATTTAATCCACGAGTTGTTAGAGGCACAAGAGCTTATGGGTGGGTCATTTTCTTTAGACGCTCATTACGGTCATGGATATCAACCAGGAAGTCCAGCTGATAAACTACGGGGTTCTATAATGTCAAAAATAACTTCTTTAAGGATGTTGTGTGACTCTCCACAACTTATAATTGAAAGTTCAACTAAGTTTCATAATGGATGGCAGGATATAAATGGCGAAAAAGTCAATTTGGAAGGCTCTAGGGGTGGCAGTGCTTACGCTGCTCAGCTTGAGGACTCTGGGCTCTTGGCAAAAACAAAAAAATCTCAAAAACTAAAAACAGTTATTGATTTTGTTGTTGAGCATTTAGAGGCTAACGAAGACCACAAAGTAGTTATTTTTACTTGTTATTTGGGTATGCTTCCCCTTATTCAAGACATACTTACTAAAAAGAAAATTCAAACCAGGTTGTATTCAGGCACGATGAATGCCAAAGAAAAAGAAGAATCTAAAACAGAATTTCAAACTTTAAATGACGTTAGGGTACTTATTTCTTCAGATGCTGGTGGGTATGGGGTAGATTTGCCTCAAGCTAACTTACTAGTTAACTACGATTTGCCATGGTCATCCGGTACGGCTGTTCAACGTAATTCCCGTATACGGCGTGCTTCTAGCACGTGGAGCCATGTTGTGATTCAGGACTTTCTTGTGCTAGGCTCTATTGAAGAAAGACAACACCAAATGTTAATGCAAAAAAACGCCATTGCAGATGCTGTAATGGATGGAGAAGGCATTAATGTTAAAGGCGGTGTAGACTTAACAGTAGGAAGTCTTCTTAACTTCTTAAAGGGGGAATAACATGGCAAAAGTAAAGCCAGAAGAATTACGTAACGTAGACGAGACAGACTTAATTGCTCGTGCAAAAAAATACTCATTTCTTAAATCACAGTTAGATTATTTAGAAAAAGAACAAAAAGCTCTTCGTGCTGAGTTGTTTGAGGTTCTTGACCTTGATGGTGAAGAGGACGACAAAGGCAATCTTATTATTGAACTTCCAGAAGAAGTAGATGGTTACACTGCTATTACCAAACAACGTCGTGTATCACGCAAGATTGATGAGATACGAGCAGAAGAAATTATTATTGAAAAAGGTATGGAAGATACTCTTTATAAAACCGTTCGTGTTGTTGATGAAGACGCATTAATGGCAGCGTTGTATAACGACGAACTTACCGAAGCAGAAGTTGATGAGATGTACCCATCTTCAATTACTTGGGCGTTGGTACTAAAGAAGTAAATATGAAATGTTATGTAGAAGGATGTTCTAATACAGTTGAGTGGTACATCTGGATAGATGGTTCCGTTTGCTGTGACAAACACGCAGAACCAATAGGAAGTTACGTAGATAAATTAGAGGATAAATAATGGCTGGTCTACGAGGTCACGACGAAATTGAGAAGGCATTTGCAGATTTGGAATACGTTCCAGGCTCAAAGAAAAAACGACGTGAAGCAGACCCAAAGGTTTCTCGCCGTAAGGCGGGAGAAACAAATGGTTGGGATGCAAACCCAATCATTAAACGATTAGGCGGGCAAGACACGGAAGTTTTCACCATTGGTGCTTTAGCACAGGCGTTGGAAAAATCTATTGTTTCTGTTCGTTTATGGGAGCGCAAAGGTTACATACCAGGAGCACCATACAGACTTCGCGCTAAGACACTTGGCGGTAAGAAGACTGGTGGTAATCGGGTATACACCCGAGAACTCATTGAAGCCACGATTGACGAGTTCGTCAAAAGAGGGCTAATAGGCACCGCTCGTGTAGAGTGGGGTCAGCACGAAGACCTTACAGAGGCATTGATTAGCCGCTGGAAGGAAATCACATCCACAGAGAGCCGATAGGCCTCATTACCTAAAGGAAACACATGCCAATCACACAGCCGTCAGTTGATGCTGACACATATCTCGCTGAAGATAGCGCAGATATTCAACCTAAAGTTGGAACAACCGTCCAAGAAGGATGGGATGCAGTCGTAGCATTGGAAGATGCTAAGAACTCTGAGTTCCCAACTGATTTCCGTTTTGCAGATGAGCCACAGCTCATTAAGTTCTTGCAAGACCGCCCATTTGCAACCTACGAACAGCACTGGATTGAACGCCCTAAGGGTAAGAAGTCTTTTGTTTGTATCGGAGATGGTTGCCCACTCTGCGAAGTTCTTGGCGACAAGCCTCGTGGAAAGTTTGCATTCAACATTTTAGTACTTGTTGGCGACACTGTCGGTGTACAGGTTTTGACTGCACCGCCTTCACTCGCACGTCAGATTAAGAAAGCTCACGATGATGAGCGCAAAGGACCACTTGACCGTGAGTTCTGGGAAATTTCTCGCATGGGTACAGGACCAACAACGCAGTACACCCTCAACTACGTTCGTGGTCGTGACCTTGCAGAGGAATGGAAGTTGTCTTTGGACAACGTTACTGAACAGATTGCAGCTGCTGTGCCTTTTACAGCAGATGAAGTAGTACGAGAGACCCCTCGCTCCGAACTCCTTGAAATTGCTCGTTCAATAGCGTAAAAACTTCCACCGTAGTGGGGGGCCTGTCTTCCGTTTCCAGGTCCCCCTCTACACAACCAGAGGGATTTAAATGAATATCATTACAACAAAAGAACAGTTAGCAAACCTTGTTGAGTTTTACTCCAAGGTAGATGGTTTTGCATTTGACGTAGAAACTGTTGGAGAAAACCGTATCCAACCAGTTGTTAATGATGTACTTTGGATTTCATTAGCAACAGATAATCGCACAGACGTTATTCCTATGGGACATCCTAATGGAGAGTTTTTACGCTGGGATAAAGAGATGTTACTCAGTGGTCAAAAAAAACTTGCAGCAGGCAAAGAACTTAAAGACATTGATTACTCAAAGAACCAAGCAAAGTGGACACCGGTATTTGATGCTCCTCCAGAACAATTACTTCCAGGAGAAGTTTTTAAAGCTTTAAAACCTTTATTTTTTAGTGACCAACTCAAAGTAGGTCACAATGTTAAGTTTGATTTAAAGTCAATTGCTAAATACTACCGTGGTGTAGTTCCTAAGAAACCATTTTTTGACACACTTATGGCTGCGTTTATTCTAGACAACCGTAATCGCGGAAAGCTGGGGTTAAAAGATTGTGCTGAAAAATACTTAAAGATTAAAGTTGAAAAAGGTATAGGAGCAATGGTTGAGGTGCATTCTTTTTCAGATGTGGCTCATTATTCAGGTTTTGACTCAGAAGTAACTTGGAAGTTGTATAAAGAACTTGCTCCAAAACTTACGGGAAGTCTTGCTCGTGTGTGGGGATTAGAGATGGATGTTGTTGGCGCATTGTGTGATATGGAATTAGCAGGAGCAACCGTTGATGTTACCGAGTTAGAAAACCTTAAAAAAAGATTAGAGATTGATATTGATGACTCTAAAGCTCGCGCTTGGAAATTAGCAGGTAAAGCATTTTCTATGAACTCAGTTCAAGAAAAACAACAGATTTTGTTTTCTCCTAAGCCAGAAGGACGTGGTATCAAACCAAACTTAAAAGTAAAGATTGCATTGACCACCAAAGGTCAAGACATGTTGGCAGCAGGTCAATCACCTACTATAAGTCAGTATTCAGTGTCATCAGATGCGCTTGAGTTTTATCGTTCTAAAGATGAGTTAGTTGATGCAATTTTGGATTATCAAGATTTAAATAAGTTAATGACTACTTATGTTATGCCTTATTTAGGCGGAGATATTACTCGCACTACTGCAGGTAAATCACGCATTATTGAGAAAAAATCTCTTTTAGTTAATGGTAAAGTACACACAAGTTTTAAATCGCATGGAGCAGAAACAGGTCGTTTTTCTAGTAGTGACCCAAACTTACAAAACATTCCTTCATCAGGTCAATATGGCAAGTTAATTCGTAATCTGTTTGTCGCACCACCAGGATACAAGTTGGTTGTAGCAGATTACTCACAGATTGAACCACGCATTGTAGCGTCGTTTTCTAATGACCCAATTATGATGGATAATTACTTAACAGGTAAAGATATTTACACCACAATTGGTGACACTGTAGGACTAGACCGTAAAGCAGGTAAGGTATTAGTTCTTGCTATGACATACGGCGTAGGACCAGACAAGATTGCATCTTCTTTGGGAGTAACTATTGATGCCGCAAAAAAACTTCTTAATGATTTTACAGAACGGTTTCATGATATTGCTAAGTACAAAGCCAAAGTACTTAGACTTTCCACACAGCGTTCTCCCGTTCCTTATGTAGAGACTGTTTTTGGTCGCCGTCGTTATATTCCTGATTTAAAAAGCTCAGAACGTGGGTTAAAGAGCAGAGCAGACCGACAAGCATTCAACACTGTAATTCAGGGTTCTGCTGCAGATTTAATGAAATTAGCGATTGTAAGGGCGCACTCGTGTTTTATAGACGAGCCGGATGTGAATGTCGTATTGACTGTGCACGACGAACTCGTTACAGTGGCACGTGAAGATTTAGCAGAAGAAACAGCGGAGGCAATTAGAGTGTCAATGGAAGGTATTAAACTGCCAGAGATTACAGTTCCTCTTATTGCCGATGTTAAAATTGTAGACAAGTGGGGAGAAGCAAAATGAGTAATGCAGATTGGTGGTCTAAACAGTTAGGTGCACAACCTCAAGCACCGGTACAACGTTCCGCTAACAACCCTATGCCTCCAACGCAACAGCCTATGACTCCATATGTTCCCCCACAACAACAACGCACTACTGCTCAAAGTGCAGCACAAACACAGAGTTGCCCAGAATGTGGTGGCAATAATTACATGTCCCCTAGTCAAACTATTGCTCTTCGTTGCTATGACTGTGGATATCCAATTAGTCAATCAGGTTCTAGATACGGTGCATTGACTGGTGCAAAAGTAGAAGGCACTGCAAAAAGTGCAATAGGAAATACAACCGGTGGATTTAATCCAATGCCAGATGGTTACAACTCTCAAGGACAGAAAATATGATAAATGCTGAAGCTAGAAAACTTGTTGCACAACTTAACAAAAAGTTTAAATCTGATGTTGTTGTTTTTGCGTCTGATATTCGCAGCGATATTATTCCCCGTATTACTAGTGGTAGCACTACTCTTGACTATGTTCTCGGTGGTGGGTTTCCTGGTAACCAATGGAATGAGCTTATTGGTGAGCCGTCGCACGGCAAGACAGCTCTCGCTCTTAAAACTATTGCAGCAAATCAAGCGCTAAACCCTGATTACACAACAGTGTGGGTAGCTGCAGAACAATGGGTTCCAGAATATGCAGCGATGTGCGGCGTAGATACTAGCCGTGTAATTGTTATTGAAACTTCTATTATGGAAGAGGCATATCAAGCAGTTATTGAATTTGCAGAATCTAAATCTGTAGATGCAATTGTTATTGATTCACTTCCAGCTCTTTCTCCAATGCCAGAGATGGAAAATGACATGAATCAAATGACTGTTGGAAGAGGAGCGCTTCTTACTAACAAGTTTTTTCGTGTAGTTGGTACAGCAATGAAACGTAGTCTCACAGAAGATGAGCGACCTGTGTTAGGTCTTATTATTAATCAATACCGTATGAAAATTGGCGTTATGCACGGCGACCCACGCACAACCCCTGGCGGTGAAGGTAAGAATTATGCATTTTTTACTCGTTGTGAAGTTCGTCGTAAGGAATGGATTGAAATTGGTACTGGAACAAATAAAGTACGAGTAGGTCAACAAATTGTTGTTCGTACTTTAAAAAATAAAACCGCACCACCACAACGTGTTGCGTATTTTGATTTCTACTTTGCAGAAGGTGGCAACTGTGCTCCAGGAGAGTTTGATTTCGCTAAAGAAATTGCATCTCTTGGTGTAATCATGGGAGTTGTTGAACGCAAAGGTGGTTGGTTTTATTACGGCGAAAGAAAATGGCAGGGGATTGATTCTGTTATTGCTAGCATCCGTGAAGAAGTTGACCTTAAAGAAGAAATACAGAAAGCCGTACTGTCATCTGACGCTGCACCAATATTGGCGGACGATGAAGACTGAAGGACAAAAACAATCACAGAAGCATGAAAAACGTCTTGCTAAAAAAATAGGTGGTAAGACAATGGCAGCTTCTGGAGCGTTTTGGTCTCACAAAGGAGATGTTCGGTCAAGCGACCTCTTGATTGAACACAAGTTTACTGGAAAAAAATCTTTTTCAGTAAAATCGGAGGTGTTGAAGAAAATCACTGGAGAGGCAATCATGGATGGACGTATGCCCGTTTTGGGTGTTCATCTAGACGGGGAGAATTATGTAATTCTTCTTGAAGACGATTTCTTAGAGATGAGGGACCGACTTAAGGATGCCTAATACATGTATGAA